AATCATTAAGATTTAATGATAACAAGTTTGACATGATTGATATGTCGTATTTTGAAACTATGGCTGATAAAGCAAAAGATCATATTAATGAGTTTGGAGATTTTGACAGATTCGTTAATGATCCGGATTATGATCCGCAATTTGAAAAGTTAGTAAATGTTGAGGAAGGAATGGATGAGGAAATTCCATTTGATCCTCCATTTATGAATAAACCAAATGTTGCCTAATGAAAGGAGAAAAAGAAATGGCTAAGAAAGACACAACTAAAAGAAGATCAAACGTTACAATCGAAGGAGCAAGAATTATATTTAGGAACTTCAAAGGAGAAGCAACACAGTTTAACAGAGCTGGTGATAGAAACTTCTGTGTTGTTCTTGACCCGGATACTGCTGAGATGCTTAGAGCTGATGGGTGGAATGTTAAGTATAAGGATCCGAGAGAAGAGGGCGATGATCCTCTTATTTATTTAAAAGTTAAAGTTGCTTTTGGTAATTACCCGCCGACAATTAAACAGATTACATCAGGCGGAGCAACGAGACTTGATGAAGATACAGTTATGGTTCTTGATACAGCAGCTATTGAGAATGTTGACTTAATTATATCTCCTTACGAGTATGAGGTTAATGGTAAACACGGCGTTGCTGCATATCTTAAAAAGATGTATGTGACAATAGCCGAAGATGACCTCGATAAGAAGTATGCAAGATTTGAATCGGATGAAGAAGGAGTTCCTTTTGATTGAGCTATATGATCATCAAAAAGAAGCCGTTAAAAAACTAAAGAATGGTTCAATTCTAGTTGGGGATGTTGGTAGTGGTAAGTCTGCTACCAGCATCTTTTATTATATTCAAAACGAAGACGGCAAAGATTTATACATAATCACTACAGCAAAGAAAAGAGACAGCGGTGAATGGATTGATGAATTAATTAATTTTAATTTATGTCCTGAAGCAAACCTCAATCCTAAAAAACAAAAGATAGTGATCGATTCATGGAATAACATTAAGAAATACCAAAAAGTTTTTGGAGCATTCTTTATATTCGATGAGCAACGAGTTGTTGGTTCTGGAGCTTGGGTTAAAGCATTCTTAAAAATAGCAAGAGCAAATCATTGGATACTGTTATCAGCAACACCTGGAGATAAGCCAGAAGATTATATTCCAGTATTTGTGGCAAACGGCTTTTATAAAAACAAAACCGAGTTTTGGGATACACACATCATAAGAAATCCATATGTTAATTATCCTAAAGTTGAAAGATATGTATCAATGGGAAAGATAAATTATTATCGATCAAAGATTCTTGTTAGGATGAAAGATCCACGACATACAGAAAGATACAATATTCGAGTTACGTTTGATTATGACAAAGATATGTATAAGAAAGTATGGAGAGATAGATGGAATCCTTATGACAATGAACCAATAAAAGAAACTGGAAAATTATTTTATCTACTGAGACAGGTTGTTAATTCAGATAAAGAACGATTATACAAGATTGGAAAAATACTTGAAGAATATCCAAAGATTATTATATTTTACAATTTTGATTATGAACTAGAAGCAATCAGAAAATATCTTACCTCAATTGATTACCCATATTCAGAATGGAATGGTCACAAACATGAGGAAATTATCACAGGAGATAGATGGGCTTACTTAGTTCAATATACATCAGGTTGTGAAGGTTGGAACTGTATTGAAACAAATTGTATAGTTTTCTTTTCACAAACGTATAGCTATAGAACCAGAGAGCAGGCAGCAGGTCGAATAGATAGAATGAATACACCATTCCATAAATTATATTATTATCATTTTGTTTCACATGCCCCAATTGATGCTGCTATACACAGGGCATTAGAACAAAAGAGGAACTTTAACGAGAAAGCCTTTATTTATGCGCATTCTTGAAGACCCGCAAAAATTACACAGCATATAATAGAGGAGAGAGGATAAAATGGCAGAAATGCAAATTACATCTCCTCTATTCTTTTGGAGGTTATATGAAAAAAGAATCAAAATTTCAACATGACCTAATAAAGAAAATTGAAGATCGATTTCCAGGTGCAATGATTTTAAAGAATGATCCAAATTATATTCAAGGAATTCCAGATCTTACTGTGTTTTACAAAAAGAGATGGGCAACACTTGAATGTAAAAGATCAGAAAAAGAAAGGCATCAGCCTAATCAGGATTATTATGTTGAGAAGATGAACGATATGTCTTTCTCATCATTTGTTTATCCAGAGAATATGGAGGAGACCTTAGATGCAATGGAACGATCATTCAAAACTAGAAGGGGAACACGCTCTTCTAAGTCCGAGTAATTATTATTGGACGAAATACGATAAAGATAAATTGATTGATTACAAGATAACAAAAGACGCAGCTGAAATGGGAACAAGATACCATGAACTTGCAAAAGAGTTAATTGAACTCAATCAAACTTTACCTCGTAAAAATAAAACATTTAACATGTATGTTAATGATGCTATTGGATTTAAAATGCGTCCAGAGCAAGTATTATATTATTCAAGGTATTGTTTTGGAACGGCCGATACAATACTGTTCAAAGAAAAAAAGTCTTTTTTAAGGATCCATGATTTAAAGACAGGAATTAAGGTGCCAGCTAAACTTACGCAATTAGAAGTTTACGCGGCACTTTTTTGTTTGGAATATGATATCCGTCCTGCTGATATTGAAATCGAACTACGTATTTATCAGTTTGATGATATTTTATTTGGTCATCCCACTGCTGAAGATATAGTACCAATCATGGATCAAATAGTAATGGCAGATAAATTATATTCTGAAATTGATGAGGGAGAATAACCATGTCATATAAAGACGAATTGTTGCATTACGGCACAAAAAGACATTCTGGACGTTATCCATGGGGATCTGGCGAGAATCCATACCAGAGAGATAATAAAGGATTCTTGGCAAGGTATCACGAATTAAGAAAAGATATGCCGGAAAAAGAAGTTGCAAAATACATGGGTATGTCTATGCGTGAACTAAGAGCAAAGGTTTCATCTGCTAAGAACGAAAAGATAAAAGAAGACATGCAAGCTGTATACGATAGAAAGTATAAAGCTCAAATGTCGATACCTGCTATATCTAAAGAACTAGGTATTTCCGAAACACAAGTAAGAAATTACTTGAAACCATATGCTGCTGAGAAATTGAAAGATAGAAACGCAATCTTTGATCAGCTAAAAGAAGAAGTTGATAAAAAGAAATACGTTGATGTCGGTAAAGGAACCAATTATGCTTTAGGTGTTACTGAAGATAAGCTTGAAAAGAGCTTGTCCGTTTTGAAAGAAGAAGGATACACACTAAAGAATATTAAAGTTGAACAGGCAGCAACTGGTAATTTCACAACCATGAAAATCCTAGCCGCGCCAGGTGTTACAACTCGTGAAATTTATCAACATCTTGACGAAGTTGAACCACTTGGTAAATATACAATACATGATACAGATGGCACAACAAAGTTAGGAATACTTCCACCAGTAAAAGTTAGCATGAACAGATTAAAGATCAACTATGCAGACACTGGAACTGGTGGTGAAAAAGATGGCGTTATTGAGATTCGTCGTGGTGTTGATGATTTAAGTCTAGGCCGTGCTAACTACGCACAAGTTAGAATAGCAATGGAAAACAATTGTTATCTAAAAGGAATGGCTGTTTACAGAGATGGAAAAGACATGCCTGATGGTGTTGATATTATATTTAACACCAGCAAAAAGTCTGATTTACCTGTAGAAAAAGTTCTTAAACCATTAAAAGACAATCCTGATAATCCATTTGGTGCAACAATCTTAAATGATGATAAGCTTGAAAAGATCAGTCAGTTCTATTATGACAAAGATGGAGAGAAACATCAGTCAGCTCTTAATGTTGTAACAGAAGAAGGAAAATGGGACACATGGTCTAAGACATTAGCATCACAGTTCTTATCCAAACAATCAACAGATCTTGCAAAGAAACAGTTGACACTTGCCAAAGAGTATTCTAAAGCAGACCTGGATGAGATAAAGAACTTAACAAATCCAGTTCTTAAAAAGAAATTGCTTGAAGAGTATGCTAATGGAGCAGATGCTGATGCTGCTCATTTAAAAGCTGCCGCATTACCAAGACAATCATCAAAGGTTATTCTACCAATACCGTCTCTTAAAGACAATGAAATATATGCACCATCATATAACGACGGTGAGACAGTTGTTTGCATACGGTATCCACACCAAGGAATATTTGAGATACCAGAACTAAAAGTAAACAACAAGAATAAAGAAGCAATCAAAGTAATGGGTAAAACACCTGTTGATGCTGTTGGTGTCAACGCTAGGGTTGCTGAACGATTATCTGGTGCAGACTTTGATGGTGATACAGTAGTTGTTATACCAGTCAAAGATGCTAGAGGTGTTCGAAAGGTTGGTATACAGACTGCAGATCCATTGCCTGGTCTTAAAGATTGGGACCCTAAGGCTGAATACAAACTACCTGATAGTGCTCCGAACATAGACGCAAAGAAAAAGAATCAGCTAATGGGTATTACAACCAATCTGTTAACCGACATGACTCTTAAGGGAGCTTCTTTAAATGAAATAGAGAGAGCAACTAAATGTGCACAGGTTGTTATTGATGCAGAGAAACATCATCTTGATTACAAGAAATGCTTTGCTGATAATAATATTTCTGAGTTACATGAGACATGGCAGGGCAAAAAGACTGGTGGAGCATCTACAATAGTATCTAAAGCAGAAGGTCAGTACCATGAGGATGTTGTAAAGGATTACTATAAGATAGATGAGAGTACCGGTAAGAAGATCACCACTAAAACTGGAGAAAAGTACCTCAAGGCTAGTATTAAGGTACGTGATATGGATGATGATCAGTTGGCATATTACAAAGAGGCATCTAATAAATATCGAACTGAGATGAATGCATATCTAAAGGAACAGACTGCGGCGAGAAGGGAAGGTCGTGAACCGAACATACCAGAACCCACAGCCCCTCCTAGTAAGTACGGGATATCATTCAAACCAACCAAGCGTACCTATAAGACCACCAAGATGGCGGTAACAGAGGATGCTAGGACCCTAATGTCCAAAACACCTAATAGAATGGAGATGGTATACGCTGATTATGCAAACTCCATGAAAGCACTTGCTAATGATGCAAGAAAAGAGTATCTTAAAACAAAGAATATTCCTATGTCGCAGTCCGCTGCTAAGACATATGCTAATGAGGTGTCGTCATTAGAGGCCAAACTAATAGAGGCTAAACGCAATGCGCCAAGAGAACGTGCTGCACAACGATATGCTAATAGTGTAATAAAAGCACAATTATACGACAATCCAGATCTTAAGTATGATAATGATAAATACAAGAAGATTCGAAATGCTGCTTTAGCTAATGCAAGAGCAAGATTTGAAGCTGATAAACAAGCAGTTCAAATAAAGCTTACAGAACGTGAATGGCAAGCAATTCAAGCTGGTGCAATTTCTTCAACAAAACAAAGAGAAATCTTTGATAATTGCGATTCAGATTTGTTAAAGAAATATGCAACTCCAAAAAATGATACAATAAGTGGGCTAACAAGTTCACAAAAAATGAGAATAAAAGCAATGAAGGCATCAGGATCCTATACCATAGCGGAGATAGCAAAAGAAATGGGAGTATCTACTTCTACAGTGTCTAAGATTGCTAATTCATAATAGATTAACAAGGAGATAGATTATATGAACAATATAGTTAATGATGAGCGTGATTTTATGCTTACAACAAAAGATAATCCTTACAATCCTTGGACAAACTACGATGAATGGTATGCTTATGACATGATAAAAGGCTATAATTCGCCGTCTTATCAAGCTAGAATTGCAGTTACTTCTGATCAATTGTCTGACGAAGAAAACGATCAGATAATAAATGATGCTATAGAAGACATCATAAGGCTTGATAAGTTTATAGGCATAGGATACACTAAGGCCTACAAACCATAAACAATTGATTATTTATGAGCTTTTGTTCTTGTTTCATCATTATTTAATTATGAAAACCATTCCATTATAAGTGCATAAGTTTTTTACCTCTTAAAACACAGTTGATTAATAAGTCGCATGTAAATCGTATTCCATTGTACGGTTGTTTAACATGTGACTTATTTAATTGGCTGTAATTACCATTCAATCATACGTTTTAATAATCTAAAAACATTCTACATCAAATGAGAATTCCATGTTATTTATTTTTTTTTCTTAAAACTACGCACACGTTACAAAAATATTATCCTATAGGAACCAATGAAACTTACAATACACTCTGCCCGTTGTAATTTGACATAGGGGGAGGTGTCAAAAAAATACACCCCCCACCCACAT